ACCTTCATAGTTCCTAAAAATAAACCCTACAGTAGTTTTTACTATAGTTCTGGAACTGTTAATCAGGCACCTGGAGTTACCGCTTTCGATACAGGACCACAGAATGATACTTACTTCACCCCTTGGATTGTAGGAGGCGGGTGGACTGAAGGATATCCTATTGATTTCTCAGCCAGTGCAGGTGGCTTTATGGGCACTAGACACGGCTACACAGGTAGCCTTCACGGCAATGTTGGAAGTTTAAAGTTTTATTCTCGACCCCTAACTACTAAGGAAGTCCTTAAAAACTATGAAGCACAAAGTGGCTTCTTCAAAAATATTGAGATATGACGAATACGACAACAATTTATGGGGTGTTGCCTTCTCAACGCATAAAAGACCAAATAAGCAACGCTAATCCCTCCCAAAGCGTTAAGGGCGTTCGCTTCCCACTCTACGACAAAGACAGCGGAGCGAAGGGAATTTTTGCACAAACCGCAGGAATTGATAGGCTAAAAGGTCAGCTCACTCAGTTACTTGGA